GGTGATATTTCGTCTACTAAAAATCATTTATTTTTAATTAATAGGGATGATGTTATTTATTGGGAATTCGCCAAAAATATTAAAGTGGGAGATTATTTAGTAAAAAAAATTCCTCAAGTAAAAAAATTACCACAAACATTCAAATATAAATATCAAACATTAATTGATGAGAAAGAAATTGAAATTAAAAAAGAGCCAGATTTATTTAGATTAATAGGTTATTGGATTGCAGAAGGTTCATTAAGTTGCGGAAATAAAGGTTCAAATGGAAGATATAAGAAAAAAAATAATTATAAATATTATCGTGTTGATTTTTGTTTTAATTCTAATAATATAGCCCATATTAACGATACTATATTATTAATGAAAGAATATTTTAATGTGACAGTAACTAAAAGAATAAAGTATGGTGGAACAATCTTATCATTTAAAACTAGAAAAGGATATGAATTTTTTAATCAATATTTTGGAATTCATGCTACTCAAAAAACTATTCCATTTTCTTTTATATATGAAAATAATGAAAATACAAAAGAATTAATAAAAGGGTGGTGGAGAGGGGATGGAAATAAAGACTTTCAAAGTTTTTCCGTTTCTACTGCTAGTATTGATTTATTTGAAAAAATGGATTTTATATTAACAAAACATGGTATATCATCATCTAAACAAATAAGAACACCAGATAAACATACTCCATCTATTGTCAATGGAAAAAAAATAAATGCCAAGAATAATTTATATACATTAAAAATGTATGGAGATAATGCATATAATTTTTCATTATTAGTAAACGAATATTATGAAAAGAAAAAGGGGCATAAACATACAGAATACTTTGATAGTAAAAATCAATTTGCATTATACGAAATTATTGATATAAAAATAGAAAAGAAAAATGTTGATATATATAATTTAGAAGTAGAAAATAATCATAGTTATCATGCAAATGGAATAGTTTCTCATAATTGTTTTTGTGTGGGACCAGCCAATTTACTATCAAATGGAACATGTGGACATAGATTTGATTCTTGGTTGGCACCAGAATATGATGGAATAATTGATCACAAATATTATTTTACACAAATGGGATATAACCTTAAACCATTAGATTTACAAGGTGCGATTGGATTAGTGCAATTATCAAAATTTGATGAGATAGAAGAGAGAAGAAAAAATAGTAAGGAAATTCTTACTGATATATTTCAAAAAAATATTGATTGTTTGGCAAGTGTAGATGTTGAAAAAAAAGCAGATGTTTCTTGGTTTGGTACACCTTTAGTTTGCCAGGATAAAAAATCTAAAGATAGACTTGTTGATTATTTAGAAAAAAATAAAATTCAAACCCGAAATTATTTTGCCGGTAATATTCTTATACATCCTGCATATAGGCATTTAGGTGATTACAAAAAATATCCTAATGCGAATGAGGTATTAGATCGAGTTCTGTTTATTGGAGCCTCACCTCACTATAATCAAGATGTGTTTGATCATATAGAAAGAATAATGAAAGAATATAGATATGAAAAGTAATGTTTTAGTTTTAGGTGATGGATTGTTAGGATCTGAAATTATAAAACAAACTGGATGGAATTATATATCTAGAAAGAAAGATAAATTTGATTTTATTGATATTACAACATATTGGAAAATTGTTAGACAATATGATCCGAATATTATTTTAAATTGTATTGGGTATACTAATACATATTCAGAAGAAAAACAAAAACATTGGAATGTAAATGTAGAAGGTATTGTTGGATTGAGTAATTATTGTGAGGATGAGAATATTAAATTGGTACATATTAGTACAGATTATTTATATGCTGGTTCAGTTGAAAGAGCAAAAGAAACCGATGTTCCTGTAATCAATCGTAATTGGTATAGTTATACAAAGTTAGTTGCTGATGGAATTATTCAGACTATGCTTGAAAACTTTTATCTTATTATTAGAACATCTTTTAAGCCCTATCCATTTCCTTATGATATGGCTATAACAAATCAAGTAGGCAATTTTGATTATGTTAATAAAATTGCCGAATTGATTATTCAAGTAGTAGGGAAGGGCGCGAATGGTATTTATAATATTGGAACAAACACTAAAAATATTTATGAATTAGCTATTAAAACTAAACCAAATATAATTGGAATGTATAAATTTCTTCATCCATCAATGCCAGAAAATATAACTATGAATTTAAATAAAATGAACCTTTTATTGGGAACAAATTATGTCTAAAAAAATATCGATTGCCATACCTACTTATGAAGCTAATGGTAAAGGATTGGAAGTACTAAAATTTTCTTTTGGCAAAATTGCAGAACAAACATTTAAAGATTTTGATGTAGTGATTGCCGATCATTCAGTCAATCGTGATATTGAATATTTATGTGAACAATGGATAGATAAATTCGACATCAAGTATTATAGAAATGAAAATGATAGAGGTTCGGCATCTGCTAATACACAATTTTCAATAGAAAAATCAACAGGAGAATTTATAAAGTTACTCTGTCAAGATGATTTTCTTTATGGAAAATATGCTTTAGAAATTATTAACGATAATCTTGATAAAAAAACAATGTGGATGGCTACGGCCTATTGGCATACTTATGACAGAATAAATTTTGAAAGAAAACATTATCCATCATTGAATGATCAAATTTATATTGTAAACACTATTGGCACTCCAAGCTGTGTCATTGTAAAAAATGAAAAAGAATTGCCTAATATTGATAAAAATCTCTCATATGCTTATGATTGTGATTGGTATTATCAATTATGGAAAAAATATGGAAATCCCAAATTAATTGATAAAGAAACTATGGCAAATTATCTTTGGAGAGGTTCAGTTAGTAGCCAAGTATCTCAAGAATTAATTTCTAAAGAGAATAATTATATTATAAATAAATATGGTTTCAATAAAGATCCTTATAATTCGGTGGTTACTTTATAATGAAAAAAATACAAATACCTGATGTGACATTGATAACTTTTGCTTCAATAAGAATTCCAGAACATATTGAAGCTATGAATAAATGTGTTGAGAATATTGATTTTGGTGCTATAAAATTACTGAGTAATAAAAAGCCAGATAACTTACCAGATTATGCAGAATTTATAGAAATTAATCCTATCAATGATATTATGGATTATAATCGATTTGCATTTGCTGATTTAGGATATTATGTTGAAACGAGTCATGCATTATTATTTCAAGATCATGCTTATATTTTAAATGCTAATCTATGGGAAGATGAATGGTTAAGATTTGATTATATTGGTGCTGTGTGGCCTTTGAGAGAAAATTCTTATATAGCTAATAATGATGAAATTGTCAGAAATGGTAATGGTGGGTTTTCACTTCGATCTAAAAAACTTATGCGATTACCAAAACAAAATGGATGGTACTTAAAAGAAGAGCAAGGATTTTATAATGAAGATGGCAATACAACATGTTATTGGCGAAAAGAATTTCTTGATAATGGAGTTATTTATGCTCCAGTTGAAGTAGCAGCTAAATTTAGTTTTGAAACTGCTATTGAAGAAAATGATTTTGGTGCTATGCCAACGTTTGGATTCCATAAATATTTGCCAAATATTCATAATCTAGAACAAGTTATAACATTGCAATGATAAAAAAATCAGAGGCATTTTTTGTTGTTAGTCGATATAATGAAGATTGGGAATGGATAAAAAATTATACGGATCAATATATAATCTGTAATAAGGGTGAAAGTATTTTAGATAATTCAAAAGTAAGAAATATAAATAATATTGGTGCAAATCAAAGAGATATTTTAGAATTTATTTATGAAAATTATAAATTTCTTCCTAAACTAATGTTATTTATTCAAGCTAATCCATTTGATCATTGTAAAAAAGAAACATTCGATAAATTAATTTATAATGATTATTTTACCCCTATTGAAGATTATAGCCATTTATCAGAAGGCAGTGCTTATAAAAAAGATATCGATGGTGGTTACATGGAAGTCAATTCTAGTTGGTATATTCCAGCCCATAATTCTACTTTTGGATTAACTTGTAATTATAGTTTTTACGATCAATTTATGAATAAATATTTTGAAAATTATGATCATGTAAATTGGATTCGATTTACCCCTGGATCACAGTATTTGATTGAGAAAAAACAGGCATTAAAATATCCAAGAAAATTTTGGTATAGTTTAATGAATGAATTAAATAATGGTAAAAATCCAACTGAAGGACATATTATTGAAAGAGCACTTTGGTATATTTTTAAAGGTAATTTATTGATAAAGGAGGAATATAGTGACTGATCTAAATCAAAATACCTTCGCTCCAGGGCTTAATAAACTCATACATCATCAAGAGCATCTTGCAAAAATAGAAAGAAGAGAAGTCGTAGGACCAATCAATATTGATATTTGGCCCAATAATACTTGTAATTTCAATTGTAAGTACTGCTGTTTCGGAGAATATTTCAATGGACACAAGAGAGATGGAGTAGAACTTGAATTAGATGATTTTTGCCATGCAATCGATATTTTACAAAAATATGGATTAAAAGCCGTAAGTTTTTCTGGTGGTGGAAATCCCATCATGTGGAAATATTTTGATGATGGGGTTGATTATGTGCATAAAAGGGGATTGAAATTATCATTAGTAACCAATGGACCTATGACATTAGCAAAATCTGAAACATTATCTAAATTTAATTGGATACGAATTAGTATTCAATCTCTCAATCATGCTAAAACTTGTGGATTTGAATTGATTCCAGATAATGTTCGAAAAAGTATGTCGTATATTATCTTTGATGAAAGAACACTTAAATCTATTGAAAGATTATATGAATGGGCTAAAGGAACCAATACAATTATTCGAGTTGCTCCAATGCGCCCATGTTCTCAAGAATGGGTAGCTAAAATTAGAAATGAAGTTGCTAGATTAGGTAAACCATTGTTGTTCTTTGATAAGCCCAGTGGAGCACCTCAGGCTTGCTATTTTGCTTGGATTAGAGGAGCAATTACATGGGAAGGCAAATTTTTACCCTGTCCTTCTATTGAATTATCGCCCGAAAGTTTTGGAAAAATTCCAGATGATTTTGCCAGATGCCATGTAAGAGATTTGGAGGAATGGTTGATTAATAATCCTCCTCACGATCTTGGTTATCGCTGCTCCCACTGTAATTGTGGGAAAAACACGAATAATCTAATATATCAATTAATGCAACCAATTCAGGATGTTGAATTTGTCTAAATTTGGAATTTACCAAATAATTAATATTAAAAATAATAAAAGATATATTGGTTGGTCTATTGATATTGAACAAAGATGGCAAAATCATCGTTTGGCATTAGATGGAAATTATCATGATAATACTTATCTTCAAAATGCTTATAATCTTTATGGTGTAGAAAATTTTCAATATTCTATTATTGAAGAGATTGATTTAGATATTGAAAAATTAAAATTAATGGAGATTTATTGGATATCTTATTATAATTCTTATGTTAAAGATGGTGGTGGCTATAATTTAACTAGAGGTGGTGATGGTCAACTGGGAATTACGAGATCAGAGGAAACAAGAAAAAAAATATCCATTGGAAATATTGGAAAACAAAGTGGTTCTGCTAATGGTATGTATGGAATATCAATGAGTGGTTCAGATGCTCCTATGTTTGGAAAACATCATACAGATGAAACTAGAGAAAAAATATCTAAATCAAGAACAGGAATTTATCCTTCAAAAGAAACAAGAATAAATATGTCCAATGCAAGAAAAGGTAAAAAACATTCGGAAGAAACCAAAGAGAAAATATCTATTAATAATATCGGTAAACATAATTATTCTAAAGATGTTCGTAAAAGAATGTCTGAATCAGGAAAAAAGAAAATCTTTACAGATTTGCATAAAAAACATTTATCAGAAGCAAGAATAAAATATCTAGAAAACAAAAGGAAAGAAAATAATAATGATTAATAATGATTTTTTAGAATATGTAAATGAAGATGGAACTTTTAAACCAGAATTTTATGATCAAGATTATTACGAAAATGGCCCACAATCAGGTAAGGGATGGTTGCAAAATTATCGTTGGTTGCCGAGAAGAACGTTCAAAGAAGCCTTTTCTTTCATTGATTATTTAGAATTAGATGAAAATAGTTATGTTTTAGATGTGGGCTGTGCCAAAGGTTTTATTGTTAGAGCATTGAGAGAACTTGAAATTCCTGCTGATGGCTGTGATATAAGTTCATATGCGCTCTCATTCGCACCCAATGGATGTTGGAATTGTGCAGATCCTAAGTCATGGGATGAACATGCTGGAAAATATACTCATGTAATAATAAAAGATATGCTTGAACATTTAATGATTCATCAATTATATGAATTGTTAAATAATATTAGTAAGGTTAGCAATAAAATAATGACTATCATTCCAATGGGTGAAAATAATTTATATAGGATTCCAGAGTATCACCAAGAAATTAGCCATTTGATTATAGAAAACGAAAATTGGTGGAGATATCAATTTTTTAAATCTGGTTGGAAAGTTGTTAAAGATACGAATTATGTAAATGGTCTTAAGGATAATTGGCAAAGAATTGAAGATGGAAATCATGTGTTTTATTTTGAATATGATCAGAAGATAAAAGATGTACATATATAAAACAATAAATTTAATAAATGGGAAAATTTATATAGGAAAATCAAATGGAAAAAATAAATACTATTTAGGATCAGGCTATTTAATATTAAAAGCTATAAAAAAATATGGAAGAAATAATTTTGTTAAAGAAATATTAGAAGATAATATCTCTCCAAGTTTAATAAATGAAAGAGAAAAATATTGGATTAAAATTTATAATTCAACAGATTTACAAATAGGATATAATTTAACAGTAGGTGGAGATGGTGTAAATTTTGTTTCAGAAGAATTGCGTTTGCAAGCATCGTTGAGAAATAGTGGATCTGATAATCCTTTTTTTGGTAAACATCATTCTCAAGAAACTAAAGATTATTTGTCATATTTACATACGGAAATATATATTGGTAAAAATCATCCTAGATATGGAACCCATTGTTCAGATGAAACAAAAAATAGAATTTCTGAATCTAATAGTGGAGAAAAGAGTAAAAATCTAGGAAAACATCATGTTCAAGAAAGTAAAGATAAAATGTCTGTTTCGGTCCAACAAAGAAAACAAAATAAAAGTAATAAATATACTGGTGTAACTAAATTACCAAGTGGAAAATATAGGGCTGGTATAAAATATAGAAAAAAGTTTTATCATTTGGGAGTATTTGATAGTGAAATAGAAGCAGCTTTAGCTTATAATAAAAAGGCTATAGAATTATATAGTGATAATGCTAGAATTAATATTATTGAAAGTTAATAATATTATATTAGAAAAAATAAGATAATAAAATAATAATGAGGTACAAAAATGATTACGTCAAATATGACCGGAAACATCGGAAATCATATGTGGATATATGCAATTACAAGGGCCGTAGCAGAAAAAAATAATTATGAATGGGGTTTCAATCCAATTCCTAGTCATGATTATTATAATGGATTACAACAGATGGGATTTATGAATATAGATTATGGAAAAGTTCATAATTATAAATATGAAGAAACACCTCCTTGGATTACAAATATTTGGTATGAAAAATATGAAACTACCATATATTCAAATGGAGATAAGGTAGATTTTCAACCATTTCAACCAGAAATATTTGATATTCCTGATAATACTAAGTTATTTATTAGGTGTTGCCAAGATGCAAGATATTTACAAGATATAAAAGATAATGTAAGAGAATGGTTTTCAATTCGAGATCTATATATGTTTGATCAAATGGCTAAAAAATATAATATAGTTCCAGATGAAAATTTATGCATATTGAATGTCAGAGGAGGTGAATATAAAGGAATTCCAAATGTATTATTAAGAAAAAAATATTGGGATAATGCTATAAATATTATGTTAAAAAGAAACCCAAATATGAGATTTTATATAATTACAGATGATCCAGATTATGGCAGACAATTATTTGATTTTCAATATCCTTCAATGCATTTTTCCATTGGTTTTGATTGGTATAATATCCTTACTGCTAAAAATCTTATATTAAGTAATAGTTCTTTTGCGATTTTGCCAGCTTGGTTGAATGAAAACAATCCTTTTATTATAGCCCCCAAATATTGGGCGAGGCACAACGTTAGTACGGGCTATTGGTCATCTTCAGATATTTGGACATTTAAATTTAATTTTCTCGATAGGGAAGGAAATTTATCTTGAGTACATATTGTTGTATGCAATTTTATAATGAATATGAGATTCTTCAATTAAAAATAGAAGAATTATGGAATATAGTAGATTATTTTATAATTACTGAAGGAAGAGCTACACATACTGGGATTGCTAAATCATTAAATTTTCAAAAAAATCATCAATATTTTGATAAATATTTGGATAAAATAATTTATCAACCATTATCAAATAATCGATATGATCATGATAATGAACCAAAATTTGCTATTACTAATCAAAGACATGATGAAATTGTTGCTAAAATAAAAAGGGATGCGCCCTGGGATGTTTGTGTAGATTATTATAGTAGAGATATTTTTGAAAAAGAAAGTTCAATTGTTCCTTTATTGGATAGATGCAAAGCAGATGATATTGTGATCCTTGGAGATTGCGATGAAATTCCAAAGGCTTTTACATTGCAAAAGCTGATAAATAATTTTGATACTGATCAAATATATCATTTGCATCATGATAATTATTGGTATTATATAAATCTTTTAAAGACTGGTGAAAATTGGTATGGCAATATTGTCTTATCTTATCAAAAATTTTTAGAGAATTCATTTTGTAATATGAGACAGAATAAACAGGGAGAATTTGTTCCACAAGCGGGATACCACTTTTCATATATGCCTGTAAATAGAATAAATGAAAAGTTGAAAGGTCTTACACATCAAGATTTAATAAGAACATTGACTAAAGAGGGTATTGATAATAGTATAAATAATGCAAGAATTATTAATAAAGATATATATAATAGGCCAGCTAAATTTGAAAAAGTAGATATTACATATGAATCACATCCTAAATATTTGGTCGATCATTTAAAGGATTATGAGGAATATATTCTAGAATGAATATTGAAAATTTTTATAATTTAATAGTTTATATAAATCTTGATTCAAGACCGGATCGAAAATTATTAGTAGAAAAAGAATTTGCTAAATTAGGGATAGATCCTATTCGTATTCCTGGTCAAGTATTTACTAAAACAAATAATTCTAATGCAAATGGTGTGGCAGGATGCATATTAAGCCATATGAAAGCATTACAATTGGCATTAGAAACAAAATCTAATATTCTTATATTTGAGGATGATGTAAAATTTATTAATGACTTTGCAACAATCATTCCTAAGGCATTAGATGAGATTTCAGATATGGCATGGGATATGCTATATTTTGGCGGAAATATTTGCAATACTGTAACACAAATATCTCCTCATCTTGGAGAATTAACTTGGGCGCAAAGTACTCATGCTTATTCTGTAAATAGAAATTTTGTTGAAAAGTTATTAAATTCTATTCCAAATCAAATATATCCTTTAGATTTAACTTACACCCATAATATAATTCCGAATAATAATTGTTATATTACTATTCCAATGGTTGCTGTTCAACAAAAAAGTTTTTCGGATATAGAAGGACAAGAAGTTGAATATGAAAGTTGGATGGAAAAACGTTTTTATGCAAATTTAGTAAAGATGGATATTGACAAAAAATGAAATTTATGGTATGATTAAAAGTTAGAAAATACATAAATTTTATTTTTTCCAAAAAGGAGTAAAAAAATTTAAAATTAATATTAAAAAAACCAATAAAATATATCTTTTATTTCAAAAATATTAAATAATAATCAAAAATATCAAGAAAAATAAGGAGAAAAATTAATATATGATTGAACTTAAAAAAGCACAAAGAAAACGCGCAAAACTAAGATTGGGGATTGCCGCCCCATCTGGAGGGGGAAAAACTCTAGGGGCATTATTATTAGCCTATGGTATGATGAAAGAATTGTACTCTCAATTATCTGATGAAGAACTTTGGGCTAAAATAGCAGTTATTGATAGTGAAAGTGGATCTGGTGATTTATATGTAGGATATGAAGTTAATAATTTAAAGATTGGTGAATATAATACCATTACTTTAGATCCTCCATTTGAAGCAACTAAATATACACAAAGTATTGAGATATGTGAAAAAGCAGGAATTGAAGTTATTATTATTGATAGTACATCTCATTTATGGGCTGGTGAGGGTGGTTTATTAGAACAGCAAGGACTAATAGCTAAAAGAACTGGAAATAGTTATACTGCATGGCGGGATATTACACCTCAACATAATAATTTTATTGATAAAATGCTCCAAAGTTCGTCTCATATTATTGCTACAATGCGATCTAAGCAAGAATATGTTCAAGAAAAAAATGATCAGGGTAAAACAATAGTTCGCAAGTTAGGGTTAAATCCCGTTCAAAGAGATGGAATGGAATATGAATTTACAATTTTCCTAGAGATTGATGCCCAACATAATGCCTTTGGTTCCAAAGATAGAACTGGATTGGTTGATCAAAAGTATTTTGTAATTACACCTGAAGTTGGTGAAAGATTAATGAGATGGCTAGAATCTGGAACCGATAATCCTACAGAGGTAATTGCTAAAACAGTTACGGTTGAAGAATTGCAAGAATCGGTTATAGAATTATGTAGGGAAAAGGGTGGAACCAAAAATAAAGAATTAATGAAACTTCTTAAAAAATATGATAAATCAGGCAATCCTAATCGAATTAAAGATAAAGAAAAACTACAAGAATTATTAGATAAACTTCAAGATGTAGAAAAATTAGAAGAAAAAGAAGAGGAATCAACAGATGCTTAATATTGCCAGAGGACAAAGAGTTAAGGTTTTTAAGATTGAAGATAAGGGAAATTATTCTTTAGTAAGATTTTCTACTTCTAGAAAAGATAAAAGGGATGATGAATATAAATACTCCAATTGGTCCTTTGTACGATTTGTAGGTAGAGCACATGATCGGTTATCACATGTTGAAGAAGGTGATCGTATTATTCTGGATGGTGCTGGAATTTCCTTGGAACCATATATGAAAAATGGAGAAAAGCTATACCCTAAGAATCCTCAAATTATTGTTTTCAATTTTAATCTATTAGATGAAGCAAACATTGAAGATGGTGGATATTCTGAGCCGGATGTTGAAAATGACGAATCCGATGAAGATTTCCCATTTTAGCCATTGATTTTTATCCTCCTTTCTTTCTGGAAAAATAGAGGACATTGTTTGTCCTCTATTTTCCTAAAAGTAAAAGATAAAATATATGCTTATACCTAAAGAACTTATTATTGAGGCAAAAGAACAATTAGGTGAAAAAGCAGCACATATTATAGCAGAAGATTTAAAACTCATAGATTTCGATGAAATAAATTTAAAATCAATTTGTGCTTTTCATGATGAAAATACAGCCAGTTTAGTTTGGAATCCAAAAGATAATTGTTTTAAATGTTTTGGTTGTGGAAAAGTTTATGGAATTATTGATCATTATATGAGTTTTAATGAACTA